CCATCCCATATGTGATCACAATTGACTATGAAAACCAGAATGTGGTGAGTATTCGCCGCAACTGGAAAGAAGACGATGAGCGCAAGAAGCGCCGCGATTGGTTTGTTAGCTACAAGTTCCTGCCCGGTTTAGGCTTCTATGGATTTGGCCTGTACCACATGATCGGCGGCTTAGGCAAAGCAGCGACTGGGTCGCTTCGCGCCCTTCTCGACAGTGCCGCATTTAGCAACATGCAAGGTGGCTTTAAGTTGCGTGGCCGCGTCAATGGCGGCGACATGCAAATCAGCCCCGGCGAGTTTGTGGATCTCGACAGTACCGTTGATGACGTGAACAAGGCCATCATGCCCCTGCCGTTCAAAGAGCCAAGCGGTTCTTTGTTCAACCTGCTTGGCTTTATGGTCGAGGCTGGCCAGCGTTTTGCCAGCACGGCAGACCTTAATATCGGTGACGCAAATCCAAACTCCCCAGTCGGAACGACTGTCGCTCTGATTGAACAAGGATCGAAGGCGTTTAGCGCAATCCACAAGCGTTTGCATTATGCACAGGGCCAAGAATTTAAACTTCTTGCGGAGTTGAACGCAGAGAATCTCCCCGATGAGTTTAGCTTTTCGCAGGCAGGAGCTTCGGAGATTATCTATCGTTCCGACTTTGATGACCATATTGACATTGTTCCAGTGTCTGATCCTAACATCTTCTCGACAGCACAGCGCATCGCGCAGGCCCAAGCTGTTTTGGAAATGGCGCGATCAGCTCCGCAGCTCCATGATCTGTATGAGGCATACAAGCGGATGTATGAGGCGATTCGAATACCTAACATTGATGAGGTCTTGAAGAAGCCTGAAGAGGCTGTTCAAATGGACCCAATCGATGAGAACATGAGCGTTCTGTATGGCAAACCAATTCGAGCCTTTCCAGAGCAAGATCATGACGCACATATTGCGGTTCACATGCAGTTTATACAAGATCCGTCTTTGGCTGGTAATCCCGGCGCAAAGGCGATGCAGCCCATTTTGATCGCTCACATCGCAGAACATATTGCGCTTTTGTATCGTCAACGCATGGAGGCAAGCATCCAGATGGAGATGCCGCCAATGCCAAACTTCAAAGACCCAGACTTCAAGTTTGGTGCTGTAGATCCGCAAATGGATCTTCTGATCAGCCAACGCGCAGCTCAAGTTGTGGCGGCGGCTCCCCAGATGAAGCAGATCCAAGCATTGGCAGGCATGGGCGGAAAGGGTGGCCAACAGGGCAATCCTCTGCAATATGCACAGCAGCTCGCGCAGCTTGAGACAGAGGCTCTGAAGGCCCGTACAACGGCCCAGATCGAAGCAGATCAGGCCAAAGCTCAGTCCAACATCCAGATCAAGCAGGCTGAAGCGCGTCAGGATATGGAAATCGATGCTGCCAAAGCGCAGCAAGACATGCAGGCTAAGATCATGAAGCTGGAGGCAGAATTGCAGCTAGAGCGTGAGAAAAATGCAGCTAAGATCCAGATGGAGGCAATGAAAAATGTACCCCCCACAGTATAGGTTGCCTCCTATCAATCCTGCTGCCTTCGGCGGTCTACCGCAGCAGGGTCCACAGGGTGGCCCTCCAATGTCCCCTCCCGACAATGTTGGAGGGCCACAGGCACAACCGCCTATGGATATGAATAAGTACCTGATCGACAAGGTCATGGAGATCAAGCGGCGCATGGGTGGGGGCGAACCCGGTGCGCTGGGCGCGATCACAGAGGCGATGCTTCAGCCACAGCAACCACCGCAGCCACAACCACAACCAGTGCCACAACAACCACCTATGGGGGCGTGATGAATACTTTTATGGACCGCGTAAACGCGATTGTGCAGAAAAACCAAATACCCCAAGCTATGATGCCCAAGCCAGAACCTGTCCATCCAGACGCAGGTATTGGCGCATTAGAGAATGTTGTTAGTGGCGCTCCACGTCAGACTGAGATTATGGGTCAGCCTCACATGCTGGCTTATATTAATCCGCAGGAAGAGCAAATGTTGCGTGATGCGGGTGGCGCTGGTCTGCCGGGTCCAGATGGTGTTCCTGCTTATTGGAGTTGGACCAGTCCTAGTTCATGGGGTGATGGCAAAGGTTATACTGGGAACAGCTCAATTGGTAAGGCTGTTGCTGACACAATTTCAGAGGTTACCAGTTTCGGCAATGCTGTAACCGAAACATATAACGGCAACGACAGCAGTTCACAGGATATTGTGTATGGTGACAGTGTTTCTCAGCTTGCGCAGGACAACAACACGACTATTGGGCAGATCAAGGCGGACAATCCCGGTATTGATATTAACAATATTAAGGCTGGTGAAGAAATTACCATCACGCCTAACACGCTCAATGAGGGTGAGAGCATTTACACTGGTGTAACTCAGTCTGAGTTAAACGCTGGTAATTCTATGACCAATACCATCGTTCCTGATCCAGTTGTTACTGCTGTCACGGCTGACGATGTCGCGGTTGCTGCTCCGACGCAGCAAGGAACTCGTGCTGACGGCGTAGACGCGGCCCTTGTTAGGGATTGGGGTTGGACCATGGGCGCTGACGGGGATGCGTATCGCACGGCGGCTGAGGCTGAGGCCGCAGGCAGCACTTACGACGATCTTGATGGTGCGTTGACAACTATTCCAGCTTCAGAGATTACCACCTCTTCTGGAGGAGCCAATAACACTACGGAGGCGCTGCTTGATCTTACTGCTGGCATGGCCTCGGGAGATGTGGGCGTAGGCGAGGCGACCGCGACCTTAAATTTGATAACGGGCAAAGATCTTACTGCTGACGATATAGATACGTTAATGCCTCCTGCTGAGACTACCACCTCTACAGGCGGCTACGACGATCTTGATGGGGCGCTGACTAATCCTACAGGCAATACTGCGGTGGATTTATCTGAAATAGATGACGGCGGTGGGACGGATTTCTCGGTAGTTACTGGTGGGGGTACTTCCACTGTAGATCCATCGATTAGTGCTGAAATCTTGGAGGACATTACGGGGTATGCCAACAGCCTTACGAGCATGCAAGGTGGATATACTGAGGAGGACTTAGAAGCGGCTGGATTTACGGCTGCGGAGATTGCTGCGTTTGAGCAAAGTTTAGACACAAGTACATTGACAGATCAGGACATTTTAGATCTTACGGATCAGTACGGAACCTTGCAGGAGGCACCGAGCACTTTTGAAAGTTATTCGAATGCTATCAAAGCAGGCAGTGATTTAACTCTGGGTGAGATTGCAACGGGACTTGGTTACGACACCGTGGGCGGCTTTATGCAGGAGTTGGCACTTCGCGCCCAAGGCACGGGTACGATGGCGGATGATGCGCTAAACCTTCTTGCGGAAGTTAATTTGATCCCCGGTGCGGAGGTTTACATTAATCCAGAGTATTCGAACAACCTAAAATCGTTGCAGGATATGAACGGGCTGGACCGGCTTGCGTTGGAGAATCAAGCAGCGGCGCAAGGTGTTTCAGTGGCCTCGCTCCTTGATCCTACGATCAGCGCGGAGACTGGCGCGGCAATTCCGATGACGTTGTCAGATGCGGATATCACCCTTGGTAGTAAAGCAATGGAACCTCTTGTTGATATGTTAGATGCGAAGTCAGTGGAATTGCTGAAGGAGCGCGGTGATGAGTACATTAAAGTGGTTGAAGATGGTATGCCAAATCCAGACAACGAGGGGTTTAACATGGCTGGTGAGCCTATTACTCCCGGTTTGTGGATGGCGAGTACAGCGGCTCAAGAACTACTTGGTCTCGGTTTGGATATTGGCGCGGTCGTGGCCCTTGGTCCTGTGGCTGGTGGTGCGGTGGCTTTACAGCAAGGTATAGCGGAACCGGGCGCAGCGGCTGCGAACGAGACAAAGGCTGAGTTGGAGTCTCTGAGGTCTAGTGGTGCGTTGGCTCACTTGTCGGATGAAGAGTTTAACACGGTTGTGGATACGGCTGCGACGCAGGCATTTTATACATCTGGTGTGGCTGGCGGTTTGGTGGACACGGCTGTGGCGTTGACGGCGGGTGGTTTTGCCCCGGTGGCGAAGGCATTGCCTGCTGTAGTTAACAGCGCATTGACAGCACTTGGTGTTCTTACTGCTGAAGGTGTTTCAGGTGGTTTGGAGCAAGTTGGTGTAAACGCTGCGGTTATCAAGGCTTTGGAGGATCAGGGTATTGACCCAGCGGATTTTGACAAGGGGTACTTGGATCAAGCTATTACGTCGGCGATAATGGAAGTTGTCGGTAGCAAACCAGCGGCTGTGGCATCTACTGTTGGCTCTGCGGTGCAGAATTTGTCAGCGAAATCTGACGGAGAAGCGCAGTC